GTCTATTTGTGCACCATGAAAAATAGCTTCCATTTTAAACCTTTCTTCTTCTCTTTTTAAGGACTGTTTAAACAAAACACTCATTTGACCTCCTGTAAGTCCTCCTTGCTTAAAGGTTCTTCCAAAGATGTCTCTAAGTCGGTAAGAGTATCTTTCACAGACTGTGGTAATGACCTCTCCGAGGGAAATAATCCTCTCACCTTCTCGAAGAGGTCTTTGAAATTTTTTACGGAAGTCTCATAATTCACTTCAAAAATATATTTTGCTATCTCTGAAGCTTGCACATTGGTTATATCACATAACAATTCTTCTGATTTAGGATATTTGTCATTCTCATCTGGTCTTTCACAAATCGCAAGTCCCAAAAACTTAGTTAAATTGTTATTAATCAGATTAAGAAAAAATCCTATCATAGCAGCTTCATTAGCAGCTTCTTTACTCGTAACAAAAGCAGAGATGGCAGAACCAACAAGAGTGGTCATTCTCATCTGATCCCCCACTGCTAAAGGGTATAATTTAATCTTCCGCAAGTTGCGAACTCCAATTGTAACGGTCGCAACCTGCGGATTAAGATTTTGCAAATCTTCTATTGTTTCATTTAATTCTTCCGGCTTTTCCATGTTAAATTACCTCCTCAATATTACGTTGTACTCGTAGTACTACTGGAACTTGAAGTCGTAGAAGTAGTTGTTCCAGTACCATCATCCCATATAATCATTCCAAGAGGACAACCATTCCAAATCTTATTTCCTCCCGAAACACCGTCATCCGCACTTTTAGATGTAATAACAACAGGGACAGTGGCAACATCTTCAGTCGCAAAATCAATTTCTGTTGTAGAAGTCACTTGAGCCCTTGGAAAGATCACTTTCATTGTATTCGTTCCATCAGGATAGGTGTAAATAGCCTCCATTCGTATAAAAGAAGGGGTTGTTATCGTTCCTAAATAAATCTCTCCTGAATGGGCATTAGCATAATTATCTGGATCAAGTCCTCTTGAAAGAGCAACATTAGCAGGAGTAATCTCTTTAAAAGCACACTCAAGAGCAGCAGATTCTCTCAAAGGAAAAGAAGTGTCTTCAACCAGAGGAAATCCAGATTCTAATTTGAAGAACTCAGCATTTCCAATAAACTTCGTATTTGCCAAAGCCCCTATTGAAGCTGTTGCTGGTAAAATAGCTCTCCTTTGTCCAATATAAGCAGCAGAGTTCCCTATTCGTATTTCAGCAAGTCCCAATGCTACTGTCGTGGTATCTTGTGTAATTGGTCCTGTTCGCATATAGTATCACCTCCTTTCTTTTTTAAAATAATGCCGGTAGAACTTTCGATCAGCAGTCGATTGAAAAACTATTCTTCTCTCTCTTCTATTTTAGGAAAAAAAGTAAACTCATTCCAATGATCTGGATATTTAATCCTACATAATTCCCTAAAACATTTCATTCTTAAAGAACCAAAAATTTCTATTTGAACAAGAGGTCCTAAAGGAACTTCTTTTCCGTTAATAACTACTTTGATTTCTCTTGACCATTTACCAAAAGCAAAGGAAAAAAGACCATTGTGTCTTCTTCTCAATAGTTTCTTCCCACATTTTGAACATACAAGAAATCCCTTCATAATTATTGCGCCAGAAAACTGCCTCCTTCAGGTGGCAGAGGAATGGAGCATCCTCCTTTCTTAAAATATAGGGTTTCAGTCAACGAACCTATCGTAACCCCCACAAGGGGAGTTACAAGCCGTCTGCTTTAGCTGACGGTAGTTGACTTTATCCTCTCAAATCTTAGAAGCAAATTTAAACCTAACAGTTATTATTTTATATTTAGTTTCATCAGAAGCTTCTAATGTTCCTGATTCTATAATATCCCAAACCATCAATCCCCCTAAAACCGTCCATACTTGATTAGGATAACTCCTATAAAAAGTAATTGTCTTCATTCCATGTGTTGCCCTTGTGTCTGTTAAATAACCTAATATTTTATCTGATAACTGTGCTAATTGAAAACCCTCATTATCCTGTCGAACACAAGGTAAAATATTTATAGTTGCTTCTGATAAAGTGCCTCTTAAAAAATGACCCCAATTAATTATCACCCATTTATTTACAGAAACTCCTTGAAGATATGGAGTTGAAAGACTTTTATCAAAAGACAGATTGAGATTCTCTATGTCTTTCAAAGTCTCAACAAAATACTTTTTGATACTGTCTTTAAAATTAGCTTCTCTTGCTGTTGGGTCTAATGCCATAATTAAAATTTCTTCTCATTAAATTGGTCATAAAGTTTGTCTAATGTTTTAAAAAAATCATTTTTGACATATTTATCAGCTTCAACCATAATAGGATCTTCCTTACTACTATATTCAACATGACACGCATCCAAAAAACAAAGTAACAAATGAATTTGAGCCATAGATAATTCCAATTCAACAAAAGTCTCTTTTGAATAGATTTTTAAAACTCCCATTTCGCATATTCCTCTTAAAGCTGACTGCTTTAGCTGTCAGTAGTTTACTTCAAAGTTCCTTTCAATAATCGAGCAACTAATTCTTCTTCAGATAAAGGTTGTAATCCATCACCAGTTAATATGATGTTTTTTATGTTTCTTGTTTCTTCTCTAATCATCTTTTTTTCCTTATTATGTGATACTTTATATTTATAATGAAATTCGAGCAATTCAGACATTAAAGACCAATAAATAAAAATATATTTTAATTTTATAGTTTCTATGTCATTTTTACCCTCTGTTCTTCTTCGTAAAGTTCTATTCATTATAGAAGACCATATTCCCCATTCTTTACTAAATCGAGAAAATCCTCTTTTCTTTGCCACATAATATTCTTCATCTATTAATTCAATATAGTCTTTGGCAGTTTTCATTCTTTAACTCCAACTTTTTCTAATAAAAAAAGTGGATTCTTCATTTCTGTTTTTCCATCCCCCTTGAGCATATTCTTCAGTAGTGGGGGCAAACAAAGCACGAGCGGGTTGTCCCCTTCTACCAAATTCCATCCATCTTCCATAAACTGAGATAAGCATTGATCGTCCTTTTCCCCCAAACATAGAAGTTCCCCCCTGATCTTTAACTCCTAATGGAATTCCTGACATCCACGCATTTTTAGATCCTACAGGAAAAACAGACAAATTATTAACCAAATGTCCGAATAATATCCAAAAATTAGAGCCTCCTGTAGTTTTCTTTTTCCAATCAGCATATCTCTCATTATAAGGAGCGTATTGCCCCATGTGCTTTTGACTATTTATATTCAAAATGATCAGATTTCTAAAATCAACAGCACATCGAAAAGGTAAATCTCTTGATTCTCTTTTCACACAATTATTTACTTTATTAATAGCTCTGTATATCCTACGAAGATCAGAAGCTATAAGAGTAACTTTGATTTGCATAAACTGATTTTGTATCAATCCTTCTGTCATTTCTTATTCTCCAAAATCCAACCATTTAATATTTTCTGATGATTTAATCCCTCTTGTAAAGGAGTGAGATCTTCTTTCAAAAGAATCCAATCTCTATAAAAACGAGGAAAAAATAAAGCGTTCTCTTTTATCAATTTAAAAACAACAAGAATATCAGCTTTCTCTAATATAAAAAAAGTGGACAGGGCTTCTGTCAATTTTTCTTCAAGAAACTCATTATCATAAAAAACGCCATACCAAGGAGTTTCTTTTTTACTGTCATTAATCTCTTTTATATTATTAACTAAAACAAATTTAACAGAAAGATTATCCGTAATAAAAGATTCTATGGTTTTTCTCACATCTTTATTTTCTTCAGCAGGAAGTAAAAAAACTGTTAATACACATCCTTCCCATTTATTTTCTATATATAGGGTTAACATATATATTTCCCTTCTATTTGTTTTGCTTCTCCTTTTGGCAATAATATTTCATCAATAAATTTCTTACAATAAGGGCAATCAGATTTTTCTACTTCTTCTTGAGTCCAAGTACTGTAATAAATGGATTTACATACTAAACAAACTATTTTATTTAATGAATTCATTGCATCTTCCTTATGTTGTACTGGTTGTACTAATTGTTGAACTACTACTTGAAGTCGTAGAAGTAGTCGTACTTGTCGTTGTAACTGTAAGAGGTCTTGTATCATTTCCTAATTCTACAACATCTATTGCTGAATATCTTCTTTTCTTTACAGATTCCACTCGATAATATTCTGAAGAGGAAATCCAAACTCTATCCAACTCTCGAATACCAACAGAACTTGGTATATATAACTCATTCTCTTTTAAACCTATTAATCCTATTTCTTCATTGGTATCAAGATCATTACCAAATAAAGGGGTTGTTAAGAGACCATCAATTGTAGCAATACTTGTCCAGGTAGTTATTTCTTGAAAACTATGACGATGCCAACCGGCTTCGGAAGGACGGAGAATTTCAATGGAAACATTTGTTTTATATAAGACTGCTGCATAACTAATGACTGCATCCTCAAACATCTCTGGAGTTTTGTTCATTAATAAAAAACGAGTTCCAAGAGTGTCAAATTCGAGAACATCACCAACTATGGCAACAGTATCGTAAGATAAAGTTGCTTCTAAAAAAAATTCCTGTATAAAAGGTTTAGTTACTTGTGCATTTAATTCATAATCTAAATGTTCATCCGATATATTTCCACTATCTCGAATTAATGTAAAAGCAGTTCCCACCTCTTGCAGGACTTCTTTAATATCGGGTCCAATACTCATTTATTGAATCCTCAAATAAAACTTATTGAGACCACCACTCGTAGGTAGCCCTTATTAAATTCTCTCAATCCTCAAATCACAACAACAATTTAATCATCTGCTTTTGGTCCAAAATCCACAAGTTGATCTGTACGATAAGTAGTATCCTTTCCTGTCTGATCTTGATAACTAAACCCTGCATCAACTTTAGTACCAAATAAATGGCACATATTGACACCTGCAAATAGATCGGGCCTTTCTGTAAGAGCTTCTTCAAAACCAGTATCCATAGTCTCAATCAATATTTTATAGTGATCAAACCTGTGCTGAAGATTTAATTGTTTATACTTAAACTTATGTGCACTCTCAGAATAAAGATAAAAGAATAAATGACGTTTCGATCTCTGCTTTAACCAATATTCTTTAAAATTGACTGTAACAGGAAGAGACCATTCTGTTTCTCTTAAAGCATCGTCTATCGCATTATTATAATCATCTGTAACTAAATATGTGGATAGACCCTTTACTTCCTGTTGTAAAAGCACTAAAAGTTCGGTTCTTGTCATTTTCCTCTTTTCCTTATAATTATCTTTTTAGACTTCACTGGAGATACTCTTTCTCTCATCTTCTCAAGAGTCTCCTTTTCTTCGTCCTTTCTAAAATTAACTTTATCCTCTTTGGCAGAATTATCAGAAACAACTCTTTTTTCAAATTCCGTAAGAGATTTTTTTGTTTTCTCTTCAAAAGAAGAAAATGCTGATTTCAAACCTTCCAAAGATTTTTCCATTTTCTGTAATCGACTTGCAAAACTCTGATTTTCCATCTTTATTCCTTCTAAAACTTCTTTTGTTTCTTGAAAATCCTTTGCAAATTTCTTACTCATCAAAACAGCTTCTTCAGCTTTAACTCTTTCAGCATTCAATCTCTCATTTAATTCTCTTTCTTTTCTTTGAGCTTCTAAAAGAGAATTATTATCCAATGGGGTTTTTAACTTACTTCCTTTCTTAATAGGATCTTCTTTATAAGAAAGAACCTCTACTGTACCCGTTCTCTGAATTATCTCTTGCAAAATTATTGGGTGAAGGGACTCTCCTCCTATTGGTAAGATAGTCCCTTTTTCCCAACATTCTCTTCCCGCCTGTACTGTTTTAAGCATTTTTACTTTTTCGATAGACATTTCGATTGCCCTCCTTATTTATTTGTTATTATTATTATGCTGTACTGGTTGTACTCATCGTACTTGCAGTTGAACTTGAACTTGAAGTCGTTGTAGTAGTAGTCAACGCTTCTCCAGTAGTTACAACCACGTCAATAATATAAATGGCGTCTCTGTTGTAAAGTACAGGTAGTCCTTTATCTTGCACTCGAATCCATGTTACTTCAGGGTCCCATTCATCATTTTTATCTGTATATGTGCCCCAATGACGACCTACACCAAAGGGTGCTCTAAAGAACTCACAAATGAGATTTCCATCTACTCTGGTTGACATCATTACAAACTTATCGTCTGGAACGAAGTACTTTCTCATGGTAACGTAGTCTTCTTGTGCTTTATAGGAATTGGTAAGACCCTGAGTAATATTCACTCTGGCATTCACATAATCAACAGACATAATTCTTCTGTCTTCAAAAGAACCAGCACTATAATCATGGAATCTGAGAGTCTCTCCTCCTACAAGATCAGAAACATCGTCCAATGCTATCCACGTTTGGACTTGAGCTACTACCGGAGCAGTCAACCACGCACGAATCTCATACATCTCATCATAAACAATAAAACTATCTATGTCTAAAAGAGATCCGATAATTTGGGGATTCACTCCTACGATATTGTGAAGATTTCCTTTATATAATCCACCATCTCCAAAAGCATTCTTCTGAAGAATAGCTCTAATCGTTGCATCATTGGCTAAATAAGTCAAAACACGTGAATTACAAATAGCCAAGTTAACCTTTCCCCCACAATCTTCCATAATCTTCCGCTTTCCATTCTGAATATCTGCCAATATATTTTTACTGGCTCCTGTGTTCCAATTAAAAGCAGAAGCAAGAGTAACAAGATGATCAGTGGGTAAATTGTAATTAACCGTAGCTTGGTATCCTCCTTTTATTTGATAAGTGAAGGACCCAAAAAACAACATTTGAGCATACATCCACTCTTTTCTACGATTAGAACGGTTGACTAAACCCGCCAATTCTTTTGCTAAACGAGCGGTTGCTGTTTTATATTCAGCATGTGTACCTTCTTTACGCAAATTGTTCAAAAACTCCTCATCAAAAGGCATTTTCTCTTTCCAATAAGCCGCTTCTGCCCTATGTGCAGCAATCCCATAAGGGGATGTCTGAGGGGCAGGAGATCCCGGTGGTACAAAGGGAGTCATTCCTCTTCCCCCTCTCTGACTCTCCCATTTCAAAGAACTTGAAGGAGCATCAATTTCAGGAAAAAGATTAGATAACAAAAGATCGGGTGGTTTCATAAAAGATTCTACAAACTTTTGTATAACTTCTAACCGCAATTCTGGTATATCACTACTTCCTCTTGGCATAACTTTTCACCTCCTTTTTTCATAAATTTTAACGAATATAAACATACTGTCCAAATGTGGAAGCACCTAAATCCACAATTGCCGCAGCATCGAGATTGGTTAATAGTCCTTCATATAGAACACAATTACCTAAAATCAAAGTAGAAACCGCTCCCTTTGATTTTTCCCCTGTACCTGTATTTACTGTTTTCTCAAGAATACCCACACAATCCGAATAGTTGTTGGAACTGTTTCCTGCTTCCACAGAAATATGGGCTCTTCGAGCAGTTGTAAAACTCGTTGCACCAACAGCAGTCGTCACAGTAATGGCTGCTCTAAAAGAATCGGTTGTACGATCAATTGCAGTAATCGCCCCAAGATTTTCAGCAGCAGTAGAATTATCATTAATAATGATGTCATCCCCTACCATAAATTTATAACTATCTTCAAGAGTCACATATAAAGTTGTAGCAAATGCCCCTGAATCCGTTATAAGATAGGCTCTCCCTATATCAATACTGACAGGGAATATGGTTGGATTATAAGGGACAAGCAAATTCAAACCCCCACCCGCTGAAATGTTTTTGGCAAGCGTTGTACCAGCCCTCACTAAACCATATCCTTTTTGCAGAGTAACAGGAACCCTTAAAGCTGCCATGTGATCAGAATAATACAGCTTTTTGTAATCCCACTGATTCCCATAATCCACAGCAGGTATATCAAATGGTGTATCTGACATTATACTTCACCTCCTTTTTATTTAAGTTTGATTTTTCTTTTTCTGCCCAGCAAGAGCAAGCAAACCTTCTGCTAACTCATTGTCTTTCTCTTCCTGTACTTTCTCTTCCTGGGTTTTTCCTGAATCTGTTTCTGTTTTTAAACTGAAACCCGTTCCCATCACTTTAGACACAACACCTTTGTTTATCCAATCATTAACTTCATCATCAATAGCTTTCATAAAAGTGTCTTTGTCAAGAATACCATCCTTAACAAATTTTCCATAAGAAACCATACTTCTTACTTTGTCATAAAGTCGTTCAGGAATATCACTATTCGCTAATTTTCCACTCCATATAGAATCAGCTATAGCAGTCAATTCATTCTCAGTACGAATAATGTCTTGTTTCTCCAATTTTAGAATTCGATCATTCTGATCTCCCAACAGTTTGTCTTTATCAACGATCTCTTTCTTGAATTGATCTCTTTCCTTAGAGAAAGAAGCCTCTAATTCCTTTTTGATACTTTCTTGAATTCCTTTTACCAATTCTGGATATTCTTTTGTAAGTTGTTCTATGTTTTCAATCGTCACTTCGCTCACCTCCTTTTCGTTTAAAGCATTTAAAGATTCTTCATCATAGTCAAATTCTTCATCACCACCTCCTTCTATCTCTTCAAATTCTATTTCTGTTTTCTCATTTTTTGAAAAAACAGAAGATTCTGTCTGTTTATCCCAACCAAATACACAAACAGAAGCTTCTTGAAACTCTGACTTGCGCCAGATAGATCCTGGTCCTTTAAATGTAAAACCATTCACTTCAGCAGATTTCCCTTCTTCAATTCGTTCTACTGAAGAAGGAATAGCATACATACTTGCCTGATAGGGGAATCCCTCAGAAGAAGTTTCCTGAAACTTGCGACTTTCTTCCGTATTCACAAATTTAGTCTTTTTTGGATCAAGAACAATAGAACCATTAACAATCGGTTTTCCAGTAAAACCTATCTTTGCATTAGTGTTGTGATTCTCAAGAACAGGATATTTACTACGAGAGAACTTCATTCCGTCAAGATCAATAACAAGATTGCTCCAATACCAATGATCCTTAATGACTCCCCCTGAATATACTGTCATCTTTAATTGTTTTTCCTCTCCAATATTTTCTGCAAAAGCAAAACAATCTTCCCCTGTTTGAACAAGTCTTAACGCTCCATTAGGAATCTCCTGCATCTTGGATTTCTTAGGATCTTCACTAAATTTGGAATTAGCTATCCTAATAGCTTTACCATCACAATCTTTTTCTCCTTTAGATTGACAATCCTTTAATACAGAATTGGCAATAGAAACCCACCTTTTTTTTTCAGCAGAAGTTTTCGCTTTTGATGTATGTTTTGGTACGTCTGCAATCGTCCATGGCATTTTATATCACCTCCTTATAATTAATTAAAAATCGCTACGTTTTCCTTAACCGGCATCTGTGATATTCAGTCATTAATCGCCTCCAAAAATTGCTCCGATTTTATATTTTAATCAACCAAATCGTTTTGATAACTGTGATCACATTTGCTCTTTTACACTCACCATTAAATCTTCTTCTCTCTTCTCTCCACTTGTTAGGGTAATTTGTAAGGCAAGATTATACATTCCATCAGTTCCGTCTTTAATCTTTACATATATATAAGGAGAAATTATAGAAGTACTTATTATCATACTCGTAGTAACATCTATCCCATCACTATACATTTTAATTATAGCAGAAGAAATACTATCCCCGCTTTCTATTCGAGAAGAGAAATCAATTTTAATAGTTTCCTCTTCCCAAGGCTGCTTATAATATATTTTGGGACTTAAACTCATATTCCCTCTCCTTTTCCATTATCTCTTAAGATCCAAGAAGTTCGTGATTAGCAAACACCTTAGCACTCGTACTGGCATCTTTATTCCACGATGCCGCCCATTTATAAGAGTTCAAAATAGGACTACCTGCTCCTGCCGCAGCTATGGAAATAATACTATGGGTAATTGCTGTAAAAGGACCATCCACAACAGCATATTCAAACTTCCAACTAACAACATCTATCCCCGCTCCAGTATTATCGGCGTCACCATCATTGGTTTTGGGATAACCAGTTGATTTAGCCTTTTCGCTGCCGGTGACTACAGTAAAATCGTCATAATCATCAGTTTTGCCAGGGGTTACTGGGCCCGCAGTCGCAAGATAAAGATTTGCGAAAACATTGGTTGGAGTTTCTCCACAAGCCTTTTGAGCATACCATTTATCTCCTTCATTAGTCATAATGTTTATAGCAGGAATATATCTCTTTCTTCCTGTCTTGTAATTCTCTAAGACCAGAACCACATCATGCTTTTTAAGCATCTCTCTCACTCTTTCCATTTTATTCTTCCCCTTAATTAATAATTTATTTATTAGAAGATTTTAATACTATTATCATATTATCCTTTATAAATACTTTCTCTTTCAATTTCATCCTCTTAATACTCCATTTTAACAAAGAATAAAAAGGAAGAAGTAAAATCGCCAAAAACCAAAGCAATATGTTCATATTCTACTCCGAAAGATTAACGTCTTTTTATCTTAACCGTAAAAGTCATTATTTTATCCACTGTAGAAAACATAAGTTTAACTTTAACTATCCCCCCATATTCCGGGAACCATTTATCCGGCCACCATAAATCGGGAAACCATGTATCCTGAAACCATCCTGGCTGCATCAACATTATGAGCCATCCAGGGTAACTGCAGTTGTGTTGCCGTTGGCATCAACTGTTTTAATGATCCGGTTTTTGAGATCAGC